ATGATTTGGGCGCCGTTCGTTGTTTTTGTTGCCGTCTTTTTAGCAATGGTTGTGATTGGCTTGATACTTGCGCCATACAACATATGGCAGGAAGCAAAAGCCGAAGCATGTAAGGTTGAGAGTAGGGAGCATGCTCTTAAAGCGGAGATAGAAACGCTCAAGGACAACAAACCAGACCTGCACCTAGAAGTGATTCAAGTTGCCACAAGCGATGGCCCTCGAGGAAGAGATGAGACGTTGTTTGTATTCTTCCTTCAATTGGTAAATCGAGGACGTGCACCATCCGCCGTTATGGAATGGGCGTCAGCTGCATATAGAGACGACGGTACACGAGTTAAGACACAGCTTGAGCACATTGAATTCATTGAGTGGTCGAGCGACGGCCTCGAATTTAAACTGCTCGGTGCTGATGAGTTGCCAGAGAAGACACAACAACCTGTCCTCCCAGGCGCAGCATTGAGAGGCCACCTGAATGTTTTTATGCGCCGCTCGGAAGTCGAAAAATATCTAAGAGACCTGAAAATCAAAATCAGAATAAAGGACGTTTTCGGTGTGGCAAAGGAAGTTAATTTTAATATGAGGCAAGCACAGCCTCAGCGCATTGTTTACTATAATTTCCTTAAAGCCCAACCTAAAGGTCAAACCTCCGGCAACCCATCACCACCAAACACTGACACATAGAAGCAGCGGTACATTTTACTTTAGAAGGCTTATTGCGGAGGCTCACTATCGACAGGATGGCGAGGCAGCACCCAAAGGCAAACATCAAACCAATAACGATTTCCGAAGCCCGCGAGCTTTGCAACGGCGTACAAGTGCACTGTCTGCGCTGCGCAAACATGACTGTTTTGGATCTGGACGCGTTCGACAATCGGGAAGTGATCGCCGATCTGCCAAAGCGCCGACGGTTCCGGTGCGCCAGGTGCGGAAACAAATGGGTCGAGACACGCCCCAACTTCAAGCAGGCCAGCAGCCCGGTGACCTGGTACGGGCTGACAAAGAAAGAAGATCCCCAGTGATTACGTATTAGCGATCATCGGCACGCCAGACATGGATCGGCGCGGATGCTTTTCACCATTCAATGCGCGAACCGAAGCCGCTGACACGCGAAATGCACTTTGATCTTTCGACCACTCCAGAACACCATCCGGGAGCGTTAGCGCAGCACACAAAAGCTTAGCGCCGACAGTCTGTGGAATGATGTCACCGCGAAGTAGATCTTGACGGCTAATCCAGGCGTTTTCGAAACCAGACTTGAGCGCCTGCTTAGCCAAATGCATCAAAATCTTTTGCCCGTCCGTCGGTGGTTTAATCATCTGCCTCGGCTCCTAGCTTCCAGGTGAGATAAATCGTACCAACATGAAACTTATCGTCATGCCAGCGAGTGCGAAGATGTACAAAGAGCGGTTCTGTCTGCGACCCGCAGCGTATGCAGCTGCAAGAGAAACGAAACCCAACAAGATTGCCGCAAGTTTAAAACTCACCATCTTGACCCCATTAAACACGAAAGGCCGGAACCTGACGGCCCGGCCTTATCAACCGACTGAAACCAGGCTACTTTCCCAGAGCCTTGACGGCTGAAAGCAGTTTTTCCCAGTTGGTGACAACAAGAACTGCCGCAGCGAGGACCCATCCCCCGACCGACAATAAACGCTGCCCGATCCAGCCCGCCGTTTCGGCCTTGATTGTCAGCGTCTGAACCTTGGTCACCGTCGCGTCGTGCTTTTCAAGACGCTCTTCAACGGAACCGAGCCGACGACCTTGCTCGTCTTGCTTTATGGAGACATCGGTTATCTGGGTTTTGACGTCCCGTATTGCATCGTAGGTACGGCGCCGGCCTTCGGAAGATTCCTTGCGATTGCTTTCTACCTGCTCGCGTATCCTTCCCATTTCCTGAAAAATGGTATCGAGAGAAACAGTCTCCCCCATCACGGTGCACCCCCATGCGCCTGTTGAACGTCTCGATAAAAGTCTGACCAGCCGCGGCGCCTGGCTTCACAGTCCGCCAGAGCAAGCCGGTGCCGGATTGCGTCGCGCCCCTTGTCTCCGGTCGTTCCCGGATCACGGCAAGGCGTCTGCAGGTCCGTTTCAGGGTCCGGCAGTTTCGGCTGTTTCAGGTCCAGTGATCCGGATGGATCGCATCGCCCGGCTGTAAGCGTCGTCAGCAGCACAACTGCCAGCGCCGCCCGATGCCAGGGCGTCTTCATAATCATCGACAATCTCCTGCATATTCTGAAGAGCGAAGGCGCGATCCTGCGCCAATTGCATCTGGCGCCGAGCGACGCCCTGATAGCGCTCGCGCTGCGCCGCCTGTTCCGCCGCCACTTTTTGCCAGCGTTCAAGGTCACGCTGCGCTTGTTCAAGTTCCGCCGATCGATCGTGATAAATGCCGGAACCGAGAAACCCGGCGACGGCGAGGCAAGCACCGAAACCGAGTACCAGCAGTTCGCGCGCCGGTGCCGGTACTGCCGGGTGAAAGCGGGCGCCATAGGACACGAAGGCGAGCCCCAGCACACCGCCGGCAACCGCAACCTGCGCGAAGCCCGTGACAGCGCCCCAGATGTCTGACAGGAAGCCGAGCATTACAGCCCCTGCAAGCAAAGCGCACGCTCGCGTGCGCGCCGGTTGACCAGGCCGCGAAGCACCCTTCCGCCAGCCTTGTTCCACCAGGTCAAAGCCTCGCAGCCGCCGCGTATGTCACCCGCGTTTAGCCTGCGTGTTGCGGTGCTGCGACCGATCGCACGAATCCCGCAGTTGAAAGCGGTTGAGGTATAGGCCGCATCCCGCGCAGGCGTCAGCCGCTGATACTTGGTTGTCAGGTTGAAATATTCATGAAGCCCGCGCCTGTACTCCGCCACCTCTTCACGCAGCAGCTGCAGACATTCGGCGTCGGTCATTTTCATGCCGAGCGAAACGCCACGGGTCGAGCCGTAACAGATCGTCGGAACCTTCACGACATCGAGATAGGCTTCGTTACTCTTTCCCTCTTCCTTCGCAATGAACGGCACCGCGACGCGCAGCATTTCAATTTCACTGACCGGCTCAGCCTCGGCGGCACGGGTTGCCAGCAAGGCCAGAAGCACAACGACCAGCAGAACACCGATCACACGCAGCCATTCCCGCCACCAGGAAAGCCCCTGTCGCCAGATCCGGCCGACAACACCGGCAACCAACAGCAACACCCCGAGCCACCAGGCAAGGACCGGGTCATAGTCCTGCCCGGTCCAAGCGTACCAAAGCTCAGGCAGGATCAACACCAGCAGACCGGCAATCTGCATCCAAAAGCTGAGAGAAGACGCAACAACGCTGCGCCAGTCCGAAATCAATCGAGGCATGGTTCACCTTTTCCAGCATTCGCGCCGGTTGTCTGGATAAGAAAAAACCCGCTCGGAGAGCGGGCGGGCCTGGTCGCGTTATGGACGGCTGCCAATGTCTTCGCGACGTTTCACAGCGGGATTATTGATTACCTAAGCAAACACCACCGCATTCAACTAGGTCTGTCCGCTTTTACCATTGATACGCATGGCTTTATTAAAGCCAACGCCAAGTCCAGAAGCCGCTTGAACCGCTTCTGTTCTTCAATTTGATGACACCGGGACGAACAGAAATGTTTAAGTTTCCATCTGTGCCGTCCGATGTTCCGTTAGTCAGATCACCCGTTCCAAGCGTGACGTTAGCCCCAACATGGAGAGCATCGAAATTCAACGAACTGCCTACATCGTAGTAAAACAATGCCGACGAACCAAAAATAGGGCTGCTGTAAGGTGAGTAAGATACGCGCATCCACCCCCCCTTGAATGGCGGAACAATTGAAACGACAGTGTCATCAGCAATTGTCACGCCACCACCGTCAGCACCATATTCTAGTGCGACACCGTTGCCGCCAGATCCGGTAAATTTCGTGTTCCGGCTGACCCATGTCTGGAAGATGCCACCGACAACCTGATCTGCCTGTATGTGACCGAGCGTCTTAGTGCTGTCTGTCGCGATATGACCGTAGGTGATATTCACATAGTCATTCAGGTTGATGTCTGAGCCCGACGAATCCTTCCAGGAAGAGGCGGTAGACGGCCAATCGCCGGTCTCGAACCAGGCGATAGGTGAAAAGACAATTTGTTCAGCATCGCGGATGCGGACACGAAAGGCAGATGACGATGACACACGCATCGTGTCAAAAATCATGTTTCTGACCTGCCCCCTGCCGGAAACGGTTGATCCTGAGTTCCCCGCCCAACCGTCGATATCGATACCCGCAGGGAAAAAGTCAGGCTCGGCCTCCATGTTGGCTCGCGTCAGCGCAGATCCATATCCGGTCGGATCAACCAACCGTCTGCCACTTTGGTGCGCAACGTAGATTGCCCCCCTGCCGGTGAACCTTCCATCACTGTCACCAGACGCCCCCCTTTCGTCCGTTACCGCTCCGGTCGCCTCGTCGTAGTAACTTCCACCAGGATGAATTGGGCCATATTCCGTGAACCCGGACCCCCAACCCCACATCAGAATATTGTGGTGGTTCCAACCGTCACCGCCCGCAAAAGTTTCACCAGAAACGCCGGCCGGCAGAGCCGCACCATCCGGATCAAGAAGTTCGGGAAGGTTCAGAGCGCGCGTGTAATCGTGGAGAAGTTTTGTTTTGCGGAAATGGCCGATGATCGCAAGATTACGCGTCTTGAAGCCCGGTCGACCGGCGCGGAAAACACCGATATCGATATCGTCTCCCAGATTTGTGTGCGAGAGATCTGTGTAGTCACAGTTGAGCCAAACGCAAAAATCCTCAAGGGAGACGCCATCGGCGTGCACTTCGATGATCGCTGACATAGCATCATCGGTCGGGTCGCTTCCGCTCGCCCGGTACTTTCTCCTTGTCAGAACGCGCTTGGCGAATGTGCCCGCCCCGATGATCCGCGACACAGGCTCGAAGTGCCGAGCAAAATAGTCAGGCCGCCCGTAGCCGTAACCCATCCCCTGACCGACAATTCTCTGGCTCGTATTCTTCAAAAGAAGCGGCTCTGTTGTGACGAAATCACCCTTGGTCAGTTCGCACTGGATGCCTTCCGCAATCATCGCCTTCAGCGCCGTAGCGCTATCGTTCGTGCCGGTCGGGTCAGGAGAACCTGGAGCATCCAGGATGCAATAGGTATCAGTCGCGCGCTGCTTAAGCGTGCGAAGCTGACCACTGGTCCAGACAGTCATTTTGATGTCAGCGCCGAAATCATCGTCTGACATTTTGTCAGGCGTGACAGAGCCCGCGCTCAAAATCGTGCTGAAGTCCACGACAGAAAGCCAGGGCGAACCACTTGCCGGGTCTTCATTCGTGGAACTTGCAGCATCCAGGTAATAAAGGACGTTGGATTTTGTGACGAACTGCGCCTGTGTGTATGCCGTTCCGCTGTTCCAGGTGCCTTGAAAGTCCATCGTCGCACCAGGCCTGGAACTGACCATCTGACGCCAGGCGCCACTATCATCTTTGAAAATCTGGGTCGTCACCCCTCCGACCAGATCTCCGGGTGCCAAATCGCCACCAGAGCCGTTCGCAAGCGGCTCATTCCCGTTTCCAAGGTCAATCACCTCCCCGCCACCAAGGGTGTTTGTGTACAGAGGTGTGAAAACGGCCCATTTCAATTCACCAGGCGACACATAGGCGGCAACGTCAGCGGTGATGGCATTCGCCGTACCGCCGATATTCTCAAGAGCGGAAAACGCGATCGGCAGCGCGCCAAGACGCGTCCAAGTCGTCGTCCCCAGATCCCACGAATAGATGCCATCGACAGCCGGGTCGCCTGATGCCCAGATCAGACCGCCTGCCCCATCCTGAGTTGGCGAAAGCGCTTCCAGCGCAGGCAAGCTGTTTACAGCACGCCCGCCAGCGGCTGCAGACGTCAGAACGAAGTTCCAAAGCGCAATGATGTCGTTCGGCCGCGGCTTGTGCGTATCACTGACCGGGCTGCCTTTATAGGCAGCCTTGGGAGATGCAACCATTATCGGCGCTCCTGCGTTCTAGGCTGAGTTTTGAGGTGTTGAGTGGCGTCAGGCGACGTCGACAGTTTGAGGGCCGCTACGCGTGCCCGCACCGCCGGAACCGTTCAGCGGCTCTGCCCAATAGGCGTAGTGACCCGTTGCAAGTCCGCTGTCTTGCCAGGAGTCTGCGGTATCTTTGAAACCAGGCTCGTCGCGGACCTGCGAGGCATCGCCGAAGTCGTAAGGCCCGCTGTATCCGGGCGCATACCCGGCACGGTAAATCCGGGTCGCGAAATAGTTGCTGCTGTCCGGAGAGGTAAAATCGACATCGACCTTTCCCGCTGACGGGGAACTGACGGAAAACGCCTGCAACGTTCCCGGCGAGGTCTGATCGGCAACCGCGACCCTTTCAACAATGCTCGACCAGCTGGAAACGTCGCCACCGATGGACCACACCCGCCACCGGAATTCGTACGTGTCCCCATCGGAGACGACGTCGGAAGCCGCCGCGCCGTCTTCAGCACGAACGGACATTTCCTCCCACGTGCTGGTCGTTTTTTTCCGGTACTGGATCTGCACCAACCGGTCTGCCCGACTCGGTGCCGGAAAGGCGGCCACAAACCGGGCCGCAGCATTGCCGCCACTCACCGCGATGCTGGCTGCCTGAATGGACATGTTGCCGGAACTGATATTCGTCAGCGAATTGTCATTTTCGACGGCAACATTCAGGTTCGGCCGCTCGCCCTCTTCTCCTGCGCCAAGCGTCCACCAATCAGACCCGATCTTGATCAGGGCAAGCGACGAAAACAGCTGGCCTTGTTCACGCTTGAAGCCGGCAACCTCATAGACGCCGTTGATGCCCGGATCGATCGCCGAGACGATGCGCACCGTGCGCCTTTCCTTCAGGCGTCGGGCACGCAGGCCTGCGATGACAGCCAAGCGCCGCTTTTCGTTTTGCCTGCTCGCGGCAACTTTGACGAGTTGCACTGCCTGCCTGTGAAGATAGACCGGGAAGAGCGACACAGACGTCGACTTTACCCGATCGCCTTCCTGCCAGTCCGGATGCACGTATTCGGCCGACGTCTGACCCTTCCAGCCGTATCCGGGTTCGGTGTACTCGGCATAGAAATGCGTGAAGGTGCTTTCGCCGTCGTCAGCCTCGGCGCTGGCAACCTCGATAAGATCATCGTCTGTCAGCGTCACGTCAGGTTCGTAATAGGTCCCGGCAATGATACCTATGCGCCCGTCGCTATCTTCGAACCGCATCCCGTCGAAACTCGATAGAATGCGGTTTTCGGCATCGATGTTCTTTTCTTCGCGCTTGTTGATCGCGATGCCGCATCGATATTGCGGCGCCGAGACGCCGTAGCGGTCAACAATCGCAACGTCGCAGACATCCGCCGCCGTCGCGACGCTGTCCCAATTGATTTCTGCCGCCGAGTTCGCAAAGCGCTCGATATCCATTCGGTGCGCCGCCCAGATCAAGGCAGGGTTGCCGTTGGACGCAGGCCAGGTCGAAGGGTCTTCAGCATCTGACGACGGCACGCGCGGGTCGTGCGCACGCCCCCAATAGGCAGCGCGGGTCAGATCCGGCTCACCCAGACCGAACACGCCCCGGTGCTTGTAGATGTACTGTCGCGCCTCCTGGTTGACCGCATTGATGATCATCAGGCTGTCGGCGACACCGGCCCCGACGTGGCCGGACGTCCATTCCGGAAAGACACTGGTCAGTTGGGATTGCGCTGCCTGCGTGGCGGTTCCTGGCCGTCTGAAGATGCGAATATACTTCGTGCCGTGGAAGACAAATTCTTCCTGGACGACATAGCTGTTGCCGTCCAGGGATACCGGAATGTCATTCAGCCAGAGGCCGATTTCGCTGGTCGCTTCACTGTCGCCATGCGCCGGTTGTTTATAGAGCTTGCCACCCTTAGCCTCGCCAAAGCTTATGCCACCGCCGACCCGGTTCGGTCCCCACAGGACAAACCGCGGCTGGTCGGACAGCGTGAAATTCGACTGAAGCTCCTGCGGCTTCGGGCGCGGGATGTCGGGAACGCCTGGCTGCTTGACGAAAGAATTCAGCGCCAACCCGACTGCCGCATTCAACAGCACCGCACCCAGCGTGGAGCCAAGCACGCCAAGCGCCGCCTGGACGACAAAAGCCCCAGCCGCATAGGCCGACGTTGTCGCCGCAATGCCGCCAAGCACCAGCGGCGCACCGCCAAACAGGGCAGCACCAGCACCCGCGACGAATGCCACCACCGGCGGCATCGCGTGCGCATCGATCGGCGCTGTCACGAAGAAAGTAGAAGCCAGCAGCAGAACGCGAAGACGCTTCATAGCGGCCACCGCCAGGATGCAAGCACGGTACCGCCGCCAGTGGTCAGAACGCCGCTTTCCAGGCTGTAGGCTGCCTTGCCATCGCCGAGGTAGAGCCCGCTTGCCTCATGGCCCCGAACGTCGGCCAGGATGATGTCGCCACGTGCCGGCGCCTGGACACGCTTCCAACCTGCACGCGTCAATGCGGTATCGAGCACGGCGAGCATACCACCCTGCGCATGAACCTCTTCAAGCGTGCGCTCGGCACCACAGCGAAAGCCGCGCCAATGGGCAGCCGGATCAAAGCCCGTCAGACGGCGGGCATAGTCGCCAAGCCGCTTGCCGCAGTTTGCGTCTTCCCACGTAAAAGGGTCTTGCCGCCAGCTTTGCAGCGTGGCGGAAATCGCAATTTCCAGTTGGTTCATGTGAAAAGATCCGGTTGGCCGGTCAGAAGATCTGAATGGTGTAGCCGTTGGCGTACTTGCCGGTGAACTGGCAGTAATCGTCGTCGTCGATGTCGAACAGCTGCTTGGACCGCGCTCGCTGGACGGTGTCGGACATCACGCCGAAGTGCGTCAGGGAACGGCCTTGGTTCAGGTTCTTCGCCAGGACGGTAATCGTGCGCTGGATCTGGGTTTCGCCGCCCTGCCCCATCGGCCGGCTGACAGAAAAGCGCGTGTCCAGCATGCGCAGGCGGTGCGCATCCCCCGGCGGCGTCAACGCACGGGTACCGTTCTTGGGCAGCAGGACGGAATAAAAGAGCACGTCCCGCCCCTTCACCTTGGCCGCCGCCATGTCGCGCAGTTCCAGAAACGTCGCCTCATCCAGGAAGTGCAGCGACATTTCATAAAGAGGCGCCGCACCGTCGCGCACATCCCCCAAGGGTTCGATGTGAAAGAGGCTCTGCACCTCGCCGTTTTCATCTGCCCCCATGAAACCGTGCCAGCGCTGACCGTCTGGCGTGATCATCGACCCGATACCGGCCCACAGCCTGACCGGCGTATCCAGAATATCGAAATAGACCGCGTCCGCCGTCTGTATCTGCCGATCCCCACCGGCCGTCACATCCAGCTGCGCGTCGATCGCGTCATAATAGGTTTGCATCGACGACCTCGCGGAATGTCAACGAACCAGGCGACGCCAGTTGCCCCCGCCTCACTTCGGCAATGAACGCGTCTGGGTTTACCGCCTTGCAAAACAACGTCGGCCGCAGTTCCGCCAGTTCACCGGCAAGGATGTCGCGGCGCGCTGGCGGATCAAACGTTATGGTCGCGACCGTGTCGTCGTACTCGATTTCATGAACCTGATAGACACCGTAACCAAGGCCAAACAGCTTGCCGTGTGTCAGAACACCAGGCCAGCGAACCAGATCTAACGTGACCGTAGTTTCACCTTCCAGGACCGTAGAGACGACATCAGCAGTCGGCTGAAATCGAAAACCATAGCCGGTCGAAAATGGCTGATCGTTGGAAAAGGGAATACCAGTCGGATAACTCGCCGCCGCCGCCTTCATTGCTGCAGACGTTGATACCTGCCCGCTGGTATCCAGCGGCAGCCGGAAAATGTTGCCTTTCAGAACACCGCACAGCCACTGGTACCAGTTGACTTTCGACTTTGGGACGCCCGCAAAACTGGCCTTTGCCATCAGACGCCCACCGGGAACGCGGTAGGTATTGTCCAGCTCAGCAAAAGAGATCCGGCCTTGTTCAAAGGCACCGCCCGACCACAGGATTACGTCAACCGGGAGGATCGCGCAGGGCCATTCATAAAATGTGGTCATGCCAGAGCCCCATCCGATTGGCGGCGCGACTGCCAGGAAGGAAGAGCAGACTTTACCGCTGCGATCGTTTCTCCCTTGTTTTGCTGCATCATTCGCTGAACATCACGATCCGAAACAGTTCCACTGATCGTGAAATATTGCTGGACGCTGACACTTGCGCCGGAAGCCTGGGCGCCGCGCGGAATAACCCTCTCACCTCGCAGCAGAACTGCCGGCACCTCATCAGGTTTGAGCCCGGCACCATCCGTTCCCCCGTGGTAGCGCGGCGCATTCTTCCAGAGGGATGACGAGAAGGCCCGGCCATGGCCGTACCCGTCACGGCCAGCCATGCCCCCGGAATGGAGAATGCCGGGGATGATTGCACCGCCAAGCAAACCCCCGCGCCCCACCCCGCCACCTAGGCCACCGCCGAGTAGCGAAAAGCCTTGGTTCAGGGCCAGATCAAGCAACCGATCCCCAACGCGTGACAATGCATTTGCGAGAGCGTCTGCGCCATCGGTGCCGCTTCGGAGATCGCTGATAAAGCCTTTCAATGCTGACTGACCGGAACTGGCAAACTCCTGCACCATCTGCTGGGCGCTCTGCTGCCCTTCGGCCAGTCGCTGCGCCTCTACATGCGCATTCGCATAGCCGGTTGCCAGCTGGTCAATTTGCGTCTGAAGCTGCGGCGTCACCTCCAAACCCTGCTGTTCGGCCGCGGTCAGTAGCTCGCGCGCCGCACGGGCCTTCTCGATGGCAAACCCATAGTCGGTCTGCAGCGGCCCCATACGTCCAAGGATCTGCGTTTCTGAATTAAGCGCGTCAGTCCGCGCCTTCAGTTGCTCGACCTCGCGCGCGTAGGCATCGGCCCGAGCACGGGACCCTTTTGCGCCACCTGTTGGATCGATCGGGTAGTCGCCGAGCGAAACGGGCGAAACTGCTTTCGACGGCTTCGACCCTGGTACTGGCGCAGCGGAAGAACTGTTACGAGGGCCGACGACGGGCCGTGTTTTTGGACCTGACGAGACAAGACTATTGATTTCCTCAATGCGCCTTTGAACTTCATCCCGCTCTGCAGCCAACGTGTCCGCAAACCCAAGCTTTTTGGCATTGGGCGTCAGCTGCATCGTTTCAAGCTTTTCGATCAGGTCGATCCGCTCTTGCAGCAGTTTGTCGGTTTCGGAAAGCTCCGCAGGGGCAAGGAAATTGCCGATGGCACTGAAGGCCTCATCATTGAGGGAGATCTTGGCCAGCTTTTCAAGAAATGACTTTGCGAGCCGATCAGCCTCGGCAATGCCGGCAATGAAGTCACCCAACGGGCCATCTGCCGCACGCGCGAGGAAGTCGCCGAGCCCTTCCACAGCCGTAGCCATCCGCCCGAGCGCGGCCCCCGCCTTGTTGGACGCTCCTGTCGAATCGTCGAGTTTTCCGACCGTATCAATCAGGACATTCTGCAGACGCACGAAACCCTGACTGACCGTCAATTCGGCACTGGCAACCCGATCTTCCAGGATCTGCGCACCCGCTTCGAAGGCCCGGAAAAAGGCCTGCGAGGAAACCTTGCCATCAACGACCAGGCTGCGAAGCTTGGCAACCGACCCGCCCGCCTCTTCCAGCCCCGCCGCAACCGCCTGGGTGATTGCCGGCGCCCCTTCCAGCAAGGAGTTGAATTCCTCGGCGCGAACGATGCCGGACCCCAACGCCTGGCTAAGCTGCAGCAAGGCACCGCGCGCGGACTCGGCCGATCCACCTTGAGCCCTCAGAGCCAGGGCAACGTTGTCCGTGAACTTCAGCAGCTCTTCGGTGCTGACTTTCAATTCGCCCTGCACCAGCGATGCACGGGAATAAAGCTCTACCAGGGATTCGAGCGGGGCTGCGTTGCGCTGCGCACTCGCGAAAAGCCCGTCATAAACCTGGCGAAGTTTTTCCCCCTCAGCGCCGGTCACCTTCAGGGCGTTCTGCACCCGAGTGCTGGCATCTGCCAACTGCGTCAGGCTGCGCAGCGTCGCAGCGCTCACCAGTCCAGCAGCAGCCGGGCCGACAAAGCGTGACAGGCTAGCGGAAATGTTCTTGTTAGCGCGCTGGAACCGGCGCTCGATGTTACCGAGGCGCCGGTCAGAGTTTCGTTCAGCCCGAGCCATATTCCGCTCGTACTGATTGATCCGTGCTTCCAGGGAGACAATCAGTCTCTGAAGGTCGTCAGCCACCTAAAATCCCTCAATGCCCATTTCGGAAAGTCGCTTGTCACTGATTGGCACGCTGTCTGCGACGCCATTGGCGCGCCGGTATCCGTCGACGGCGCAGCGGAATTCAAAAAGCGTCATGGAGCCCACCGGCTGACCGAGAATACCGGCCCATTGGTAGACGTCAGACCACTTCACTTTCCCTCTTGGAAGTCCGCCCCGTCCGCTTTCGGGGCCATCTGCTCCCCCGGCGCGTCGTCCGTGTCATCGTCGCCGCCATAGACAGCCGCGGCGACGATGACACGCGCCGGCAGTACAAAGGGCGCAAGCGGCGTTTTTACGTGCAGCCGAACCAGCTTTTCAGCCTCTTCCGCGGCCAGGCCGCCGCCCTCAAGTCCAAGCCGGATCGGCTGCACCACGTCGTCAACGAGCCACTGCCCGTTGGTCAGCCTGTGCAGCACCCAATTCGGGCCGGCGTCGCAATACTGCTGCAACGCCCGCAACTGATCGATGTCCAGGACAAAGCGGTGATGACCGCCCGCCCAGGTCAGAGAAACGCCACGCATCAGGCGGCCGCAGTCCGCGCGGGCGTGCCGTCAAACTGAATTTCGATTTCGGCGCTGACCTTCTGACCCTTGGTGCGTGAATTGTTCAGCTGGGACAGCAGCGCCGGGCCGCTTTCGATTTCAGTGTCGCCGCTCGCAGCCTGTGCGTTGGTTACACGAACGTTCAGCGGCTGCCCCGAATAAAGCCAATCCAGCAGCTTGCCGTTGCTGCCGCGCGCCCATACACCGCTAGCCGAAATGGAAACATCAAGGTTCCGCACCGCACGCTCAGTCTGCAATGGCAGGCTTTCGTCGTCGCAGTCCGCCGGAACTTCGGCGGTGTCGATATTCGCGGTGCGCGTTACGGTCGCGTCGACCATGCCGCAGATCTTGGAATAGGTACCCGGCGAACCGTCCGGATCGAATTCCACTTCCAGGACAAGTTCTTCGAATTTTTCAGTGACTGGCGCAGCCATCGCATTTCTCCATGTGAAAAAGGCCGCACGATTGCGGCCACTTGGAAATCAGGGTTTTGGGGTTTCAGACGACTTCTTCGATCTGGCCGCTTAGCGTCATGACGCTTTGATGCGTGATCCCATCGCGGGCCTTACCCGTCACGACACGCTCGACGGTAAGCTGCACCAGGGCGTCGGTAGTAAGCGACAGGTCCGCCCGGTGCAGGAGTCTGCGCAGAAGGCTTGCCAGGTTCTTGCATTCGACACCGCCGACTGCCTTCGACCACACGTTCAGCGTCTGGGTAAATTCAAAGCCGGAAATGCAGTCTGAGTCATCTTCCAGCTGCTCAAATGAACCGAGCGTGACGTAAGCCGATTTTCCCTTGAACGGGTCTTTCGGTGGACGGTCATAGCATCCACCGGCAATCGCCATCACACCCGCGTTGCCTTTGATCGTGTCCACCAGAAGTTTCTGCAATTCAGCTTCAGCGCTCATCCGCGTCCACCCTTGGCAACACCTCGGATCGCCTTGTTAAGCGTCCGCGATATTTGAGTTTTGATGCTGCGCCGTAACAGCCGATAAGCAGGATAAAAGAACGGCTGCGCGGTCGTGCCGGGGTGCTGCGAACCAGCGAAACGGCCTTCGTTGATGTGCGGCGCTGTATCGTATTCGACCAAGTGCGCGTATCGCACTTCGGAATTACCCGCCGTTACCAGCGCTTCTGTCTCGCCGGCGACCCGCGCACCGCCAGGCTGGCTATAGGCTGGCGTCGCTTCGCCTGGCTTGGTGACGACAATGCTTTTGATCAGGTCGCCATCATCTTCAGGAGCAAGTGTCCTTTGGACTGCCGCAAGGCGTTCTGCCTGCTTGACGACGGCCTGCGGCGCAACTTCCCTCGCCGCTTTGCGCATCCGCGCGAGTTTGTGCTGCAGTTCAGCGCGCCCCTGCATCTTTGCCGTCATCAGGTCACGACGCCCTTTTCCGCCAGGAAATCCAGATATCCCGCGTTATCTGCCTCGCGCGGATCTTCCCGCACGTTCCAGACAGCGCCGGAATTGACGTCGACCGCCCGCCACTCCGGAATAATCTGACGCGTTTCGCTGCTATCCCTCACGGTCAGGATTGCGGGTGTCTTGCCGGACAGGCGATCAGCGATCACGCTTTCGCCACCGCGCAGCTCGCGCACCTTCACCCAAACCGTGAATTGCGCAGTCCAGTCTCCGGACTCTTCGTTTCCGTGTCCGTCATCTGCCACCGCACGGACTTCGAAGCGCAGCCGCTTGTCGAGTTTGGCAAACCGGGCCATCAGATACCGCGCCGGTAATTGATCAGCATTGCATCCCAGCTGCTGAAACTGCCCGTCGCACGCGTCTCACGGTTTTCATACCGTTCCGCGATGCGCTCGTAGATCGCCAGGCGCACGTCGAGCGGTAAGGCGTCATAGCCAGCATCGAGGCCGATTGTAATGCGGGAACCGGTCTGGATGCTTGGCCAGGAAAGGCCGTAGACAGGCTTGATTTGCGCCTCAAGCCCTTTCAGGCCAATCAAGCGCAACTCATAGTCTTCGACGGCAACAGTTTGGGCGCTGCCGTCCGGATCGGTATAGTCGATTGAATTTATGCCACCGGCCGGCACAGGTCCGACCGGAAGACGTTCCAGGTCGGCCCAGCAATCGCAGACGATATCGAGCGTCTGCCGGCGCAGGAAAAGATTGCAATAACTTTCCGCTTCCTGCGTGGTTTCCTCAATGAGACCCTGGATGCTGGCATCGTCGTCAGCGGTGTCAACGCGCAGCCGCGTCTTGACATCAGCAACGGCGACGACAAGGCCGGCCGGCGCAGTTGTCACCGTTGCCGCGTACCACATTAGCCGCGAACCTCGGGTGCTGCGGGATCTGAAGTCTCTTCTGTTGCCTTCGCGTCGAATGCCGCTTCAAGCGCGGTCAAAGCATCCTTTGTCGCACGCAGATCGTCCTGCAGAACTTCAACCGTCTTCGTCAGCTTGTCTCGCTCGGCGGTGACTTCGCTCAATTCTTTCTTCAACGATCCGACAGTCACATCACCTTTCGTCGCCTTTTCGGCAATGCCAGCAGCAATCAAACGCTTGGCTTCTGCATCCGAAAAGCGCTCAGTTGTTTCACCGGGGTCAAGGGCGAAGTCTTTGCCTGCCATGCCCGTTTTCATCGTGATTTTCATTCCGTATACCTCCTTCTGCTCACAGAGCGGGCGCCCAAAGGGCGCCCGCCTTAGAAAGCGGAACCAGGCTGGATTAGGCGTTCGCCATTGCCTTGATGGCGTCGGTATCGCCGAGCTCGCCGTCGAAGCGGATCAAACCGGCAATGCCAAGCTGCGGCCAGAAGCGTTCGCGCAGGACGCCGATCACGGGGCTGCCGACCTTGCGGACGAAATACTTGCCGAAGTCGCCGAACACCATCGGACGGTTCCCGGTACCGATGCTCGCCATGTGCTGGTTGATCGAGTACGGCTTGTTATTGAAGAGCGCGGGCGTGCCCTCCTGCACATTGCCTTTCTGCCAGAGGTAGTTCCCCTGACCGTCTTTCAGTTTGCGACAGGCGAGCAGAGTGTTGTCATTGAACATGTAACGGCACTTCGGTGATGCGCGATAAGCGGGATCGACCGAGTGTTCCAGTTCCATGATTTCGTCCCAAGTAATGGCGCTTGCGCCAGCCGTGGTTTTGCCGACCGTTGCAGCAGTAGCAACGCCATGCGGTGCATCTGCGCCGGTTCCGGTCGTCAAACGGCGGTTTGCAATGCGCCCGAGACGCTCACCCAGAAGCGAACCAAGCAGGGTTTCCATGTTGAAAATGGAGTCCATATCCAGCTCCCACGACCAGCGAATGAATTCGGTGTCATAGGAATAGGCGTTCAATGTTTTCTGCCCGAACACGACATCTGCACCGCCATCGTCAGTCAGATCCGCTCCCTCGGTATGTTCGGCAGCTTCGTTGGCAGTGTCGTTGACGGTCGGGATCGGGATCGGATTACCCGAAGCCGTGTTCATCACGGTGCAGATGTTTTCGTCGTACATCGGCCCCCACATCGCCATGCTGCGGATGATTTCATTCGCAAGCTCAGTCGGGACCGTATAGCCGCCACCAGTAGGCGCTGCACCGGTCTGAATGCGCTGTTCAAAATTCGTAGCACCGCGCTGCAGGGTCGCCCTTTCCTCCGACGTCATGTCGACCGGCGACACACCGCAGACCATCTGCGCAAAGACCTCGCGGTAAGTGACACCGTCACCCGGTTCATCACTGCCGCGCCCTTCAGTGTCGTTCACGGGCCGGCGCCGTTCGCGATCCTGCTGCATGCGCTCTTCGTGACGCTTCTCGATGCCTGCCAGGCGCTCTTCGCGCTCGATCTGTTTTTCCAGCCGGTCGTGCTCGGCCATCGCTGCGTCGTGCTGCTCTTCCAGTTCCTTCGCCCGCGCTTCATCGGTTTCGCTAGTGATCTGGTCGAGACGTTCGCGCGCTTCTTCGACAAGGCGCGCCTGCTTTTCCCGCAGCTCCTTGATGCGTTTTGCCATGGAACTAACTCCTGTTCAGTTTTGGGGGGTTGGGCCTTCAGGCGCGCGCCTTAGGCTTTACTCCGGACTCTTGCGTCCAGGTTCACTTTCATCCGCAGACGACGTTGCGCTGCGCTGAAATTTTTCTGCCGACGATCTGCCCGCGCCGCCTCAAGCGAGCGCATGGCGAGGCTTGTACCGTCATAGGCTGGCAAGGACACGGCGGATACTTCGATAAGCTCCACCTCCATTACCGTTCGTTTTGGCACGTCGCCGTTGTCGTCCCACTGCTCTTTCGTCACGTGGAAACCGAACGACATGCCTGAAAGATCGCCGCGCTCGACCAGCGCCTTGACGTCACGCCCGTCCGACGTGTCCGGCAGGTCGATTTCCACGGCAAGCCCCTTGCTGTCTTCCCTCAGGCGCAAGGTGCCGGCTGACTTCCGGCCGAGCACACGACCTCGATCGTGATTAAAGAAAGCCAACACGTCTTTTTCTGAGATGGACCGGGCAAACGCGCCGGGCAGCAACGTTTCAATGAAACAACCGCCGATATCGGCGTCCCGATTGAACACTGCCGCGTAGCCCGCAACAGTCATTCGGCCATCATCGGCTGCCCGCGCTTCAACAGCCCGGACCACGCAACGCGTTTCTGTGTCAGGCTTGCTCGCCATCGTCACCCTCGTTTTCCTGATTGGGTTGATTGGAAACCTGCAACTGCGTCCCGAGCGGAACGGTTGCCCCCTGGATGTGCAACTGATCGGCCGCCGGGTCTTTCACCTTCGGTAACCCGAACCGCTCGCGCGCTTCATTCGGCGTATGCACTGCCCCCTGGACGCCGCGCACAATGCCTTCGATCAGGCTCTTGAAGTCACCGCGCATCAGGCCGTCCAGGTCGTGACGGACATAACGGTTGCCATTCATCCGGCCGAACAGTTTCAGGTTCAGTTCACCTTCAAGCGCCGTGCACCACTGCACGACCAGGTGCTTGACCAGATGCAAGTCGTTCTGCTCGACGTTGGAAAACGTCGCCCGACTAAGATCCTGCAGGAATGTCGGTGGCATCTGATAGACGCGAGCAATCTCTTGCACCTGGAAAAGCCGCGCTTCGGTCATTTGACCCTTTTCCGGGTCAAAGCCGATCTGCGAAATCTTATATCCAGGCGGCATCTGAAACAGCGGCTTACCGCTTTCGCGGGCAACTTCGATTGCGCGTTTGATGTCGTCGATCGCCCGTTTCATCGTTTCGGCGTTTGCGGGCATTGGCCCTTCGACAGCCAGCGGCGGGATGCCGCCACCGGCGAAGAACATCGAGCCATATTCGTTCATTGAAAGCGCAAGCTGGATGGCCTTTTCGCCGAGAGCGATCGGCCCACGATGCTGGACGCCGTTTGGCTTCAACATGAACGGAATGTCGATTATCTCGCTGGCCGGATAGTCTCGACCATCAAAGGTATAGACCAGCCGCAGGCCTGTGCGACGAACGCTGGTGCGCGTCGGGTCCATCGGCCAGATAGCTTCAATGCCATTTCCACGTTTTTCAATCCAGGCAAGGCCGCGCCCGCCGGTGAATACCTGTTCCCAGAAGTATCGCCGAAACTTCGACGTATCCATTTCGTCGTTCGGGTTCTCTTCCAGGACAGTCTGCAGCTTGCCGACGATCCGTTCCGGCCCGTTCTCTGTGCGACGAAACGCTTGCAAGGGAACCGTCGCCAGTGTGCGGCTCAGGAACAGCACGGCGGCCTGCAAGGCTGGCACCTTGAGAGCACTTTCAATGGTGACGGCAGGAACCCCGCCACCATGCAAGCCGAAAAACTCCATGAAGTTTTCCGCGCTTACTTTCACGGTCGGGTTTTCTATGGTCGCGGCGCGGGTTTCACGCTTGCGACCGAATCCGGGAAATCTCATCAGGCCACCAGTGAAAATTCAGGGTCATCCCACGGACAAGCCGCGGCGGTTCCGGCCGCTTCCGGCCCGACTTCCATCAGCTTCACCGCGTTGAAGAGCGCGACAAGCGGGTCGATTTTTGCCTTGCCGGCAGTTTCCTTTGTGATCAGCACGGCATTTCCGCGCTGCTCTGCGCGGGCGTTGCCGACGCACCAGGACATGAGGCCTTGGCCACCGTGCCAAAGCGTCCCGTCTTTCAGCTTACGCTCGATGCCCCAGACGGCTGACGACAGCCGGAAGCCCTGACTGACGCCCGTCACCAGGTCGCCACCGATACCGCAACGGGCAAGTTCGTCGACAAGGGCTGCAACACCCATCGGGTCAAGCCCAACCCCGTATTTTTCCGGCATGAGACCCGAGGCAAAAACCTGCTTACAGACCTCGGCGACACCCTCGATATCGCTTGTCGCGTCGTCGCAGAACGTCAGCTCGCCGGCCTTTTCGAAGTCGGTCAGTTGTTGGGCGATTTCCTTGCGGATCACCAGGACGTCGCGTTGCGCCCAAGCATGCCCCCAGCAAAGCCAGTGCTGGGTTTCGCGATGGCGACCGAGCACGGAAACGCCGAGAAGATCGTCAAGGCCGCCGCCGTCAATACCGACCGTCACGACTTCCGATTTTTCGAGAAGTGCTTCAAGGCCCGCTAACTCGGGCATTTGCTGCTTTGCCCAGAAATGCGATCCACGCCAACCGCCGAGCGACTGACCGACTTCGACATTCAGGTGCTGTGAGGCAAACAGCAGAAGAGCGGCGGTTCCCTTGGCTTCGGCCTTGATCAACTCATCTCGCAGGAACTTTTCGTCAACGGACCTGTTCAGGTTCGGATTGACCATCCCCCACGTTTTCGGATCCCGCCATCCATTGTCGTTCGCCACTTCAAACGGCAGCTCGTACAGGATCGGCAGCAATGGCAAATCCAGTTCGCCGTCGCGCACCTGGCGGGCAATGGTCAGCTCTTCCTTGAAGACACCAGCAGGCGGTGCTTTGCTCTGCGTCGTGATCTGTAGCAGGAAGCCATCAGGCCGAGCCGCCAGCGAGCCGCGTATCTCGACGAAGATGTCGGCCGCTTTGGCTTTCATTGCGAACACGTGCGTTTCATCGATCAGGATAAAGGTTGCCTTCGATCCGGTGATGACGTCGGCCTCTGCTGCTTTGATGATGATCATCGCCCGCGAAACCCGGTGCGTGATTGTCTTCTGGTGGTTTTGAGCCTGAAAGACCGCGTCCAGCTTTTCGTCCAGCCGGATGATGCCAACTGCCTGCTTGAAGGCAATCTCGGCAATTTTCTTGGTCGGCGCGATCAGCAGTAATTCCGCTTCTGGTCGGATATTCAGGATCGCGGCGACCACCATAATCGCCGCCGCGATCGATGACTTGCCGTTCTTCTTCGGTACCAAGAGGAAGAATTCACGCAGCGCTCTGCGTTTGGTCTTGACGTCGAATGATCCGAAGATCACACGTACCAGGTCAAAAACCCATTCGTCGCAAACTTCGCCGTAAGTCGGCGTCCCGATGATGTCCGGCACCCGCAGGCGCTTGAAGATACGCAACGCCCGTTCGGCTTCGTCGTCAAATATTGGCAGATCCGGTATCAGCGACTTGCGGCCGACGATACGTTCCTTCCAGTCCGGACAAGCCGTCGACCAGGACAGGTCCGTTTTCTGCGCAGCGGCCGACATCAGTTGACGGAACCCCGGAAGGCAAGGTCGCCGCCCCAATCGCCCGCGCTTCGCATCGCGCTTTCGGCATCAGCCTGCGCCTGCTCTTTCTTTCCGAGCTTGCGCGGCGCGATTTCGTCTTCCTGCTCATCGTCGCGAGCGTTCTGCATGTCCCGCAAGTCGGCATCGAGCTTCATCATGTCGTTGCGTTCCAGGAGCTTTTCGAATGCCTTGAACGCCCCGACGTTCCCGGCCATTCCAAGTTCCCAAAGCTTCATGGCCTTGGCGGCCGTCATCATGTCGCGCTGATAGTCGCGCAGTTTGAGCACCTGAAAATAATTCCGCCTCAAAGTCGGCTGCGAGACGCCAACCGCGCGGGCAATCCGTTCATTGCTCCAACCGAATGACAGCAACATCTTGATTTTGTTCTCTATTTCCGGCGTCGGCACATGCTTCGGCCGTCCCCGGCCTTTCTGGCCAGTCACAATCGGGTTGCCGAACAGGTCAAATTCTTGGCTCACAGGAAAAAAATCTCCAAATGAGAGGGGCGGTGGTGCAGGGCGGCGACCGGGTTTCAGGATCGACCCACCCCCTCCCCGGTCAGGTCAGGCCAGCGGCACGTGCGCCGCGCGCTTGCGAGGTCTTCTGCTGGTGATGCGCATGGCAGAGCAACTCGATGTTGGATCTATCCAGCGGCGCGCCGCCGTCTTTCAACTCGATGATGTGGTCGGCAATGACACGCTGCGTCGATCCGCAGCGCTCGCACTTGCAGCCGCGTTCGCGCTTGATGCTTGCCACAAGCTTTCGCCACTCAGGCGACTTGTAGAAGCTCGCGGCGATCTTAGGCATCGACCGGACACGCGACGGCGCCCTGCCAAGCATCGGCTTAAGGTTGGTGAGTTTTGCCATGATCCAGACATGAAAAAGGCCCGCATCGCTGCGAGCCGTTGCATTCGCCATAGAAACCCATTGCGCCAACACCGCCTATCTGGCGTTTCAATTGGCTGGGTCCGCCGCCTCAGTCGCTCCGTTTGTGTGGTGAATACTCTCACCCGTGCCCGAGGGGTCCGACGAATCGTCCTGCACTTTGGATACCTCAGGACGTTTCACAGCGTCAACAGGGACGTTCACCAGCACCTTGCCGATTTTGCTGTCTATCGTCCCGTGAACGCGCCTCTTGGCTTCGTCATAGCCGGTAAAGGCAAAGTCAATTCCGGCCCATGCCCCCTTGACCATGCCGAGCATGCAGCCGCTTTCCAGTTCGGCTATCCAGGCAATGAAACCGTCCGGCACCTTCTCGCCTTCATAGGTGCCGTGCGAGACGTCAATCACCCTGCAAAGATCGGCCTTGCTGACACGTGTCGGGACGCCGCTTTCGCTAAAGCAAACAACGCCTTCGACACCGTCGCAGCCGCGCACGTCGTCGACCGTCTGCCCCTTGCTCCGATCGATGCCGGCGAAGAGATACCGGGAAAACATCGGCCGCCTGGTGACATAAGTTCCGCCAGCCTTTTTCTTGGTATTCAGGCCATACTGCCGCTCGATGCATTCCATCGGCAGATAGGCCAAAAGCCCCTTGGCCATCAGCCCGGCTTCTGCCCGTTTCTCGCATTTCGGGTTTGTGTGGATAACCACCCACTCGACCGCGCACCCCATAACCAGCTGCTTGAACAGTTCCAGGTTGTGAACAGTTTCCGGCCGCTTCACCTTTTCCTGTGTCATTCCGCTGCGTCCTTCTGCGTGAGTGCTGCATGTTCGGTTTCAAATCGGGCCATCGCCGCCCGAACGGCTTCCAGAGGGCTGGCGTAGCTGTCCGGCGCATCCGGCGAAGCCGGGAAGTAGACCCACTCGACCCGGCCAAGATCACCCTCGAACCATGGCCAGCCGCGTTCTTCGTGCAGCGCCTGCCAGGCCTTCCAGCCGGCAGAGCCGACAGGCACCTGCACGAAGTCTGCCCCCAGCCGCTCGGCGACAGCGTCGACCTTGCGCCCCTTGTGCCGATGCATGGCGTCGTCCTGCATCATGTTGACCTTCGGCCAGCCGCAGCGTGCCCACTTGCCGCGCATCAGTTCATCCCGATCGTATTTGCCATCAGCGCACAGCCGCTCTTCGACGGAAGTCAACCGCGGCGGCGGGCCGTCAGGCTCGCCCATCAGAACCGACAGCCGCAGCGCACCCCAGGACTTGCCGAACGGCAGAGCGACTTGAACGCCACCGCCGGCAGACCGTGCTTTTTCCGGCAAACGCTCCCAGCGTTTTTCCTTGAGATAGACCGAAAACCGGCAGATTGCCTTGCGTTTCAGGTCGTTCTTGATGTGATGCAGATAGGCCTGCATGTGCTCGACAGCGCTGTTGCGATCCTCTTCCGAAAGCGCGAACCAGGCCTTTTCGGTCTGTTCCGGGCTGTCGTCGGCATAGGTCGGCCACTCGGCATGTGCCTTGCGGAAGCGTCTTGCCCATGCCTCACGGCTCACCGTGGGCGTGTCGTCTTCCTGCCCCTCTTCGCGCTCGCTCGCACGCTCTCTCTCAATTACTGGTTCTCTTACTGGTTCCCTTACAGGGTTAGTGTCGCAATTTGAGACACGGGAATCGTCATTTTTGAGACACGGCTTTTGCGCATTTTGAGACACGGTTTCGGCCTCATTCCCGTGTCTCATTTCGCGACACGGCTTTGCGCCTTCCGCAGGCTCAAAATCCGCTTCAAATCCAAGACGATAGCGTGTGGACAACTGCTTGCGCGTGCGTTCGTCGCGCCGGGCTTCCCGCGCCACCAATCCGCGCTCTTCCAAGGCGTCCAGATGACGGTTCAACGTCGCCCGCGATATCTCGCAATCCCGCGCCAAAGCGTCCTGCGAGGGGAAACAGCCAAAGTCCGGATTGTAGCGGTCGCAAAGGTGCCAAAGCACGATCTTGGCAGCGGGCGGCAAGCCCTTCTGCTTGATCGCCCAATTGGTCGCCTCATGGCTCATTTGGCACCCCCGGCTTTCAGCAAGGCGTCCAGGTCGATGTCGTGCGCGTTCAGGCGCTTCACGAACTCTTCCAGGAACGGAAGAGGCGCGCAGATAGGCCCGGCGCGCAGGGCTGCCCGCAGGCGCTTTCGTTCGTCCGCAGGCCTGTCGGCACACATCCGCCGGTAAGCCCGGAAATTGATCCAGAACCTATCCATTGGCAGCCTCCTTTGTGCTGCCCGGCGACACATGCACATAAGCCGGGTGATCAGTGGGAAAATCGAAGGGAAAGCGAACCGTCATCAGCCCGCCGATGTTGAAGGCCTGCAGGTACTTGGCGCGGTGCAGATCCATAAGCACCTGCCAAAGCACGAACGCGCCCAGGCCGGTGCGCTCGCCCAGCTCCTGCGTTTCAATCCGCAGCGGCCCCGCCGTGTGCGCCTCGGCGAGCGCCATCAGCACCCGGCGACGATGACACGGGTCCGGCAACGCCCTTTCCGCGCCACGCGTGATGACAAAGCGTTCCGCCTGTTCACTCATGCCGCCACCTCGCGCACCACCAGGTCGGGCACGTTGGCGCCGGCAAGAGCCTCGGCGATATCAAGGCAGACGGAATTTCCGCACATGCGCCCCTGCGCCGACTGGCTCAAAGCGACTTCCTGATCGTCCTCGCCGATGCCTGTTTCGATCCGGTAGCTATCCGGAAAGCCCTGCGCCCGGAACCGTTCGCGCGGTGTCAGCATGCGCATGCCGATATCGACGATTGCGTAAGACTGGCCGTCGATTTCCACGGTTACCAGCGACCGGCGGTCGCGCGTGGTATCCGTTCCCATCGGCGCGTCCAGCCCATGGGCTTCGCTGGTGCCGTAGTAGGTATTCAGAAACGCCGCGACGATGGCCGCTTTGCCCGCACCGCCGGCAGTGATCGTGCCGACAGGATCGCCCGCATCAGATCCGACAGAATTGCCGAACTGCCGCGACAGGAACGCAGCCGCGACAGCCTCATGATTGCCGCCAGCCGAATCCGTTCGCGCAGGGGCATCGGCGGGATAGTCCCGCCGGTCACTGCCACGCATCGACAGCATGTGAGCGGACACAAGCCCGACAGGCGCAGCGCCGCCCGGACGCTTCGAAAAACCGTTCGCCGTTATCGTCGGCGCAGGACCGGAGAGCGGCGCCCCTGTCGCGCCCGTGTTGTGCTTTGCCAGGAAGGCGGAAACCAGACACCCGTCCGCCTTTGCGGTTTGGGTGTTCACCGGCATGTCGCCACCCCGCGGCGCGCTTTGCCCGGCCCTGCCACCGCAGCCGACAAGGGACGGCACCAGAAGGCAATTCTGATCTTTCGCGCTGGCCGTCAGCGTATGCAGCGGGGTTTCTGCCGATCGATTTCCGCCGCCCTGCTGTGCATAGGAAACGACGGGTGCCACGGCAGGCATTACCAGCCCGAAGGCATCGCGCGAGGCGGTCAGCGTCGGCATGGGTTCATCCAGCCCCTGCCCCCGGAACCAGTCACCGCCATGATTGCAGACAACCAGAAACGGCTTTTTTGCATCGATCACGTAGCGCATGACGCCGCGCGCGATCCGCCGCAAGGTCGCGTCGGCAAGCGGCCGCTTGGCGCGCACGCCGTGCTTTTGCAAAATCTCTTCCGAGGTATCGAAAATGGACGGGCACGGCAGTGACCAGTCGATGATTTCCGCCGCCGTGCGCCAGGGCTTCTTTTTGCCCGCGATCACCGCCGGGTCATCCGGCGCACCGTGCGTCGGTTCCGGCCAGACAATCGGCTTGCCGTCCCGCCGCGCGATCACGAACAACCGCTTGCGGATCGTCGGCGCGCCATAGTCGCAGGCGCGCAGCTCGCGCCACTCGACGCGGTATCCGTGGCGCTTCAGGTCCTTCACCCACTTGTCGAAGGTTTCGCCCGCACGGTCCTTGCAGGGTTTGTATCCGCCCTCGCCATCCGGCACCACCGGACCCCACGTCAAGAATTCCTCGACGTTCTCAAGAATGATCACGCGCGGCCGGGCACGCTTTGCCCAGGTGACGACAGTCCAGGCAAGGTCGCGAATATTGCGCTTGACCGGCCGCGCGCCTTTCGCCTTGGAGAAGTGCTTGCAGTCGGGCGAGGCCCAGAGCAGGCCAACCGGCCGATTATGGCAAAGGTCCATCGGGTCGACCTGGTAGATGTTCTTGGAAACATGCAGCGTCGACGGATGGTTCGCCCGGTGCATGGCCAGCGCCTCGGCGTCATGGTTCACCGCGATATCCGGATGGCGGCCAAGGGCCTGAAAGATGCCGGTCGACGCCCCGCCACCACCGGCAAAGCAATCGATGATCAGCTCGCGCCCGCCAGGACGCCCGGCAACGGCCGGCAGATCTGTCAGAAGGTCACGCATCAACCCGCACCTCCGGAAACCCGTCGTGCGTCACGCCGTCCAGGACTCGACCAGCGGCAGCTTTTCCGACACGGAACATCGGCATGTCTGCCGCGCCCTCGGAACAAAGGCAGCAATCAATCCACTCGCCGTCCGGTGCGTGAAACTCGCCGAACGGCAGGTCGTTGATTTCGTCGCCAAGATGCGCAGCATGGCTACGTGGCAGCCAGACACCCCACTGCTTGAAAAGAAACGACACCCCAGCGGCCGCGCACTGGTCGCGCAGTGCCCGCGCCCATTGCGGGTTCATTGCCCGTGCATGGTCGCCGCTTTCGCCGCCGACGATGACCCAATCGAGCGTGTCGAACATGGAATAACATTCCCATTCATGTTCGGCGCAGCACCCATGGGTGCAATGCTCCAGACAAGGATCGAGATGCCGCGTCAGGTCCACCGGCCCTAGCAGGGGCTCGGCGGATACAAACCGAACCGCGGCAGGAATTTTCATAAGGTAAGGAATGCGGGTGTCGGCAGTCGGTTGATCTTCGATCGAAACGCCAAGCCAGACATTTGGCAAAAAGCCCTTGTTCGCGAGCCGTTCGAATCCAGCGGCATTCATCGCGTTCGGGTCAAACCCCATCGCCCGCGCTTCACCTTCAATGACCATCCAGCGGGCCGCTTGAACATCGCTGAGGTATCTGCGCATCCGCTCCGGACGCTTTGTCAGCACCTGGAACGTATGCTGCGGACACAGCGCCATGACGGCGAACACCTTGTCGATCCATTCATCTGGCACGTTTTCATGAAACAGGTCCGCATGCGCGCAGACGAATATCCGGCGCGGCTTGCGCCAGTGCAGCGGCTGGTCGACCCATTTTTCGTTGAACCGCACCTCGCCGGTGAACTGCGCCACACCGGCCGCGTTGCGCTTGGCAAGGCCCTTGCGCGACGGATGATTTTTGAGCCGGCTGGCGGCTAGGTCGGCTGCGTAGCAATACCGGCAGCCTTCGGAAACAAGCGAACAACCCGTCACCGGGTTCCAGGTCGCGTCGGTCCATTCGATCTTGGTTTTATCGGCCATGCGTCACCCCCTTGTCGGCGGTGCAGCGCGCGGCATATTTCAGCAGCACGTCGGCGTGGCACGGCGCATCCAGCGCGCACCAGCACGCCAGATCCTTTCCGGCCAGCTCATGCACCGGCAATTCTGGAATCGTGAAAATCTCGAAACACTGGCACGCGTCTTCGGCATCCATCGGCTGGCCCGGCATGCCCGGCAGGTCAGCCCCCACCTTGAACGGGTTTCCCCATTTCGACGTGCGGTCAACGATCACGGCATCCGGCGCGTCGCAGCGCCAAGGCTTTGTTCTGGTCATCTGGATACGTTTCGGCATCACTTGCCCCGCCCCTTCGGCCTGAGTTCAGTGACGACACCGCCAACAGCTGGCGCAGTTTCCACGTGCGGATAATCGTCAAGGGATGTTTCAAGCGGCCACGGCACCGCAGAACAAGCGCGGTCAGCCAGCCCGCGGGACCAAAGCCGCGGCAATCCGGAATCGGGATGCGGCTTTACCGTTTCCAACACGCGCGAAAGCACCGCTTCGCGGTTCATTTCCCACCCCGAGCGCGGCCCTACGACGATCTGCCGTTTGATGTGCTCGCAAAATTGGCGCATGAGGGCGGGGGTGGCCGTTTCCATCGCTTCAGCGAGCGCCGCCAGGGCCATGTCAGGAAGAACAAATGGAGCAAAATAGCGCTGAAGAATTCGCCGCCGTTCACCCTCGCCCGGCGCTTTCAAGTCGATCTGAATTTCAAATCGGCGCCAGACAGCTTCGTCGATCCTGTCCCCGAAATTCGTGGCCGCAACTGCGAACGTTTCCAGACTATCCAAGCTCTTCAGAAGCGCGTTGATCTGGTGATTATGGTCCTGCTCGCCAACTTTGTTATGGCCGCTGCCCATACGTTTCGCAGCGATGCTGTCGAATTCATCGAAGAACAGAAAAATCGGCTCAGGCTGTCCTTGGACGGCCCGAAAAAGAGCACCAATGTTGACCGCGCTCGCACCGACGTACATGGAAACGACACGCTCAGGCCTAACGACCAGCATGCGCAACCCCAGCCGCGCAGCCAGATGATGCGCGAGCGTTGTTTTGCCGGTGCCAGGAATGCCGGTGAAGAGTGCCCGCCGGCGAGGTTTCAGGCCGACCGCCTCCAACTCATCTTTGGCCCAAATCTCTTCAAGCCATTCCATGAGCGCCGACCGCACAGGCGCGGCCAGGATCGGCTCGACCGCCTCTTGCGGTTCCAGGATGTCGCCAAAAGTTTCAAGGTTCTGTGGCACCTGTCGCATCATCAATCACCACCCGGACCCATGCCATCGGTGCCGGATGCATCACGCCAGCCCTTGTCAAAGGCCTGCCTGCGCTTGTCATCCCAGGCGAACGGATTGGAGGTTATCGGCTCATTTGCCTTGTACGCCTCCCGTCCGAGTGCTTCTGCACCCGCCTCATCAACATCAGGGGCGTCACGGCGCGCAGGACGCGGGCGGGCCGCAGGGTCGACCGGCGCAGCTTTAGGTTCACGGTAGTCTTCCGCCTGCGCTTCACCGTCCGCATCGCGGTAAAGCCGCACGGGTTTCTTGCCGATCTTGACGATAATTTCGCCTTTCTTCGGCACCAGCATTTTGAAGGCCTCTATGACCTGATCACGCGCGGCAACGTCCACGTCCATAAGGCCAACCGCCTGAAACAGCGGCGACTCGCGCTCCATACCGAGCGCGTGCAGATACATATCAAGCTCGGATTTTGCTTCGTCGTAATCGCCGGGCTTGGCTGCGCGGATCTTCAGAACATCGCGCACCCGCGCAGGGGTAAAGCCCTCAGCCTTCAATTCGGCGAACACGAGCTTTTCGTCTTCGGCAAGCTGCTTTTTCTCAGCCCGTATACGCTCGATACGGTCCACGAAACTTTGCAAGCGCTCTGCGGAAACAGTATTTCGACCTGGTGAAGTTGCCATTGCTCTCACGCTCCTATGGCTGGGTTGAAAACAGCGGCCCTGCATCAGCAGGGGCATCCGCCTGCCGGGCCTTGACGATTTCGCGTTTGCGCTCTTCCGGGCCGGTGACACAAAGCGCCATGCGGCGGCGAATATCGTCCTGGTATTCCGTCTCGCGCTCGCACAGAACGGCGTTGAAACCTTCGTAAAACGCGGCTTCGCCCGTCGTGCCGGTACCGGCAAAGATGTCCAGCACCGTCCCGCCTGGTGGCGTCACCAGGCGGACCAGGTAACGCATCAATTCCACTGGCTTTACTGTCGGATGCTTGGACGCAATGCGGTCGTTTGCGTCCGCCTTTGCGGAATAGAAGAACCGGGCAGCGGAACCTTTGTCATTGCGCGGCAGACTCGGCTTTCGATCACCGGTCTTGAACGCATAGACATCACCCGAAAAGCCCGCCCCGGTCGGCTCACTACCGGTCACAAGACCCTGCGCACCAGGAGCCTCCGGAAACGCTTCCAGCACGGCTGCACTGCCGTCATGGATGACATTTGCCGGCCACCGACCGTCAGGTGAACCACCGCGCGGACCAGGCTTTGCTGCAAAGTTTGTGGAACCGTTTTTCTGGTACCGCCGATCAGCGCTTTTCTCGCCAGACCGGTAGTGCGACCAAAGTTTGCAGGAACCGGAATTTAGCGGCGCTTCAGACCCAACCCGACACGCGTCGATATTCACCGCGCCCGTGCCGTGCTTAAGAATGTTTTCTGTTCCGTTTTTCTCGCTGAAAGGCTTTTGCCCCATGAACACCGGCTCGATGGCGGGCTTGAGGCTTTGACCGCCATAGCGGAACCCGTCATAGCCTTCTGCCTGGACACGGGTCGCTTTGGGGAAGCCGGAACCGAACAGCCATGCCAACAACCCGCCGTCATGCAGGTCGACGATCCGCGCCAATGCCCGCATCTGCGCTTCCGATAGCGAAGCGAGAAACGCGGAAATGACGGGATCAGGATCGAACAGCTGCGCGATCAGCGGATGCTGCACGAACCCGGCTTCCTCGATCGCGCTGGACATGCGCCCGAAACCCCGCGTCGAAGCGAAGGCCAGCAGGTATGCACCCGGCTTGAGGACACGGAAAACCTCGCACCAGATTTCCGGCCGAAAGGCGATATCGCCGCCGTCCCACTGCTTACCCATGAACCCGGCGGAAGCCCGTTTGTAAGCCCCCGTCTTACCGCTCTTGACCGCTGCCTGGTTTCCGCCAAACCGCTTGACGATGCTCGTCAGGTGATACGGCGCATCGGTCACGCAGGCATCCAGACTGTCCGCCGGAAGGCTTTTGAGAATATCCAGGCTGTCACCGCAGTGCAGAGCTACCCGGCCGCCGAGAAAGGTTTCAGCCATGCCGCCCCCCCTCGCTTGCTTCATGGGTGTGTTCCCGTGAAACACGTTCCACGAAAGCGAGCGGGTCGACGTCCAGCACATGGCAGAGAATGCAGACCGTGTCGGCCCGCGCGAAAACATCCGGGTGCGCCCGTTCGGCCCGCAGGATCGTGCTGTCGCTCACCCCGGTTTTCTGTTCCAGGTCGCGCGCAGTCAGGCCCTGCGCCTCGCGCTCGGCACGCAAGGCCTTCCCCAGCCCCTCCCGGTCCAGGCGCATCATGTCAGCTCTCCGCACCCGCGACCGATCTGGCTGCTATCACCCGGTGCCGTGAAGTCCTGCCAATGCACCCAGCCCTTGGGGCAGTGAAAGCCCCATTCGCGTACGCGCGGGCCTGTGATGAACAGCGTCTCGGCTGGCTGGCCGTCGATCAGTTCCAGGCGATGCGCCATTTCGGGACCGCGATAGATGCAATCACCGGCCAGGACCACGCGCGGCCCATCTTCAAGCACCTCACGCAGCTGCCCTTTGATCATGATGGAAAAGGACGGCCAGGGATGATCATGCAGCGCCCGGTCGTCGTCATCGCGCAGAATGCGATGGTAGTAGACGTTAAAGGTCGGATTGCGCGGCAGCAGCCACCACCGCAGCATGTACGGCGGGTTGCCGATGATGAAATCCGGATCGCGCTCCGGGCGAAGATTGCGGAAATTGGTCGGAAGATCGATCATTGCCCCACCTCTTCAAGATGTTTGGAAATTTCCACCAGCTGTTCGGCCGCAACCCGGCGGGCGAGGCTCGCCGCCTCAAGCGCGCCAGTGAATTCGGCGAGCGTCCGCGACAGGCTTTCCAGCCCCTTCCGCGCTTCGGCGATATGGTCGACCTTGGGGGCAGGCACCGGCCCCAGGAACTGTTCGCGGATGTCTTCCACCCAGCGGCGCGGCATGTTCTGTTCGGTGGCGACGCGGGCATCGTCATAGCCCGCATCAAAACCGGCTTCAGGGCAGAACACGATTTCCAGCGCTTCCAGCAGCGCGCGACTCTGTTCCGGCGTCGGCCGGCGCGGCGGATCGGCCTTCACCAGATCCGGCTTCCAGGCTGCCGCCTTCTGACATGCCGGGCAGCTGTGCTTGCCCTTGCGCGGGCCAACGTGCCATCCGGCGCGCTGGAATTTCTTGCGCAGCGGCTCGGCGGGCAGCGACTTGCCGCTGACACCGGCCCCGGCGAAAACGTCTTCCGTTTTCCCGCAAGCACAAGTGATCGTGGCATACATGCCCGGCCGCTGGCCCTCAGGCGTCTTTGCGGCGACATCAAACAGAGTTTCTGCGCTGCTCCGGGCCATTACGCACACCCCGCTTCCTGAAACAGCCGGTCACCGGCAGCGTGAAGCATTTCGCCAAGGCGAAGGCAGATCCGACGGCGCGCTTCGTCGATCGGCACCGGCGCCACCCCGCCGCCTGGACCACGGTCAAAGCTGGCATCAGGGTCCGCCACCAACACGGGCTTGCCGTGCTTCTGCGCCAGCTTCAAACCGCACCAGGCGGCAAGGCGTTTCTGCGTATCGGAACTGGAAAAGCCACCGGCCAGAACCGCAGCAACCCGGCCCGGCTCGACATCCGTTTCAACGGCGATCAGCAACACCGCGCTGGAAAAACCCGCGCTGTAATCTTTCAGCCGCAACCGATGCTGCGCCCGTGCCCAGCAATAGGTTTTCAGCGTCTGGCGAACGTCGCCAATCTTGGGTTCGAATTTCATTTCCACCGGCGATACCTCCCCTGTTTCGGAAAGGCGTTCCGGGCTTCTGCGGCCCGCTGGTTGCGGCGGCGCTCTTCCGGCGACTGGTAGACAATCTTCCGGCAATCGGCGCACCAGGCACCGCCCTGGGCGCGCCGGTTGCCGCAGTAGAACTGCTGTTCAACCCGCGTTTCGGACTTGTCCCAAAGCGGCCGGCGGCAATGCCAGGGCTTCAACTCGAAAATGGTCAAGCCACCATGGGTCGCGTCCGGATGCGCAATCTGCGGCGCCTCGATGACAGGCAGCGGCTCTGCCTTCACCAGAACCGGCTTCGCATTGTTTGCGCGTGCACGGCGGGCTTTCTTTTCCAGCCGGTTACGGTAGCCCCTCGCGCCGATCACGGCCGGGTCAGCGTCGAAGCCTTCGCGCTCGGCAACGTGCCGCACCTGGTTGACGCCAATGGGGCCATAGGTCAGCGCAAGGGCTGCGGTTGCCTCTTCCGCCGTCCGGCCGCCTGCCAGCTGCCAATAGACAGCCTCGGCCTTTTCTTCGGCCGTCAAGGTGCCCCAGGTCAGCGCACCGCCGTCCCCGGTTTCGTCGACCGCGTGTCGTGTATCTTCGGCAAGGCTCATGAGGATTTTCCTTTCTTCGCGGCAGCCAATTCCAGCAGAAGATCGGAAACGAAAATCAGGTCATTGGCCTCGTTGATCAGGGCACGCACGCCGTCGTGTGCGCGCTCTGTCTGCTCTTCCTCGGCAATCAGGACAGCGAAACGCATCGTCCCCTGCCGGATGCCCGAATAGCCACGCAAACGCTGCGCGAGCGCGGTCAGGTCTTCGGCGGTTGCATTCTCAAACAGGCTCATGCCGCAGCACCCCGCTCGACTTGCGCGCGAAAATTTGCTGTCATGCAGCCTTTCGAACGGGAGATTTTGAATTGAGATTTCGAAGCTTGATTGCTGGGATAGCCCTTTGCGCTACGGTCACCCCTACATCCGCAGCGGTCGACACGCCTCAGGGCTGCAGCAAGATCCCGTACGACGATACGCGCCTTGCTTGCTACGACCGCTTCTTCAAGGTGAAACCCGAAAGCACCCAGGAGACCAAAGCACCGACTGACTGGCAAACGAGCCTTGAAAAATCCAAGATGGATGACAGCACAGCCGTAATCCTGGTCACTCAATCGGAAGAAGTTATTGACTGTGGCTGGAACCGCGGCGACCGTGTGACGCTGCACGTGCGTTGCATTGAAAATACAACGGCCATGGTTTTTTCGACCGGTTGCCACATGACCGGTCACGGTGGTTACGGCGAGGTCACCTACCGCTTGGATGACGATAAACCCAAAACGGCCAGGATGACCGAAAGCACCAATAACCGCTCTCTTGGGCTCTGGACTGGTGCGCGGGCAATTCCGGTCATCAAGCAGATGTTCGGCAAGAGCCAGATGATTGCCCGCATGACGCCCTTCAGCGAAAACAGCTTTACCGCAACCTTTAAGATCGGCGGACTGGAAGAAGCTATCCAACCGCTGCGCGATGCGTGCCACTGGTAGGGTCATCCCTCACCCCCGACCGACCGGGCATAAGTCTGCAGAACGACAAGCGCCTCGATCGCCGATGACAGCTTGTTCAGAATTTCAAGGTCGGTGATTTCTTCCGGCGTTATCTGACCGTCGTCATTCAGTGCGGTGCAGATCGCCTCGGCAGCGTCCGCACCGCGTTTCACCGCAGTTCCAACGGCCGCCGGCCAGTTGGTGATTGCCCCTTGCGTCTTCGGCAGCGGCACGAACACGCCATTGGCAAGGCGGCACATGGCGCGGATCACGTCGGCATCGTCCGTGTCGATGGTCAGATCCATCAGGACGTCCACCGGAACATGTTCGCCGGGATGGTTCGGCGAGCCATAGCGCGAAAGCGCCTGCTGGCCGACGCGCGTTGCCTGCGCGGCTTCCAGCTGCCCGCCACCGCTGCGCACAAGGCGCCGAAAGGCGGACTTCAGCGCAGCGCGGTCGTGGTCCGTGGTTGGTCGGAAGGTCATTGCGTAACCTCGCTGGATTTACGCGGTGACACATTCTCGCCTGTCTCCGAGAATGGCACCGGATAGAGATCCGGTCGGATGATGTGAGGAGGAACGCCAGTGACGTTGGAAACGGAAATCACCCTTTCAGGGGGAACCCTCTTCCACTGGCAGATTGCCTGTGACGTGATGTTGCCAAGCAGGCGCGCGAGATTGGACGGGCCTTCGGCCGCCTCCAAAACCTTCGCCAATCCTTTGAAACTATCGCTTTCCATAGCGACAGATTGAAAGCATTTCTTTCATGAATATTCAAGATTTAATTTCATCGACTGGCGTCATGGTTGGCAGCATGATTGCGGCCATGGAAACTACCGGCGACAGAATTCAGCACATTCGCAAGGCGTTAGGCCTCACACAGGTCGATTTCGCGAGCCGCATAGACGTGACGCGTGGCGCTGTGGGAAACTGGGAGCAGAACAAAGGCATTACGCAGAAGAACCTGCAGAAAATTGCCGACACTTTCGGTTGTAGCCTTGACTGGCTGCTCAGCGGCAAAGGCGCACCGTTTCCGGAATCCCCAGCCGGAACCATGCCGCCGTCAGCCGGCAAAAAGCTCGACAAAACCCTCTATAAGATGGCTCACGACATGGCACGCCGCTTTGAGCAGACGCACCTGGGCGGCTTGGCAGATTTCGAAGACTTCACATTTTTGGTTGAAAATTACTACAATGAGTTGCTTATTAGAAAAACTCAATTTGAGAGCAGTTCTGAGGAGGAGCACTGAGACTGTGCACTTTAGGGGGAAACAAGATTGTCAAAAGGCCATACTGATAAGTTAGAAGAACTCTTAGTAATCCTACGGAAACAAGGCGCAATAATTGGCGCAATCGCTTTTTGCCAGCAACTTTTCGGACACTCACAGATCAATAAACTTTCCGAGACAGAAAGAGACGATCTGACCATCATTCTGCGCGAGAAGATGGTTGAAGCATCCATGAAATCCGGGCACCGCCTTACAGCACCTCGGCACACGACACTGCAATGAAAGAAAATTACGTCCAGAACTTACCGTTGGAACACGTCGAGCAAGGTTGCTCAGACAGCCTCGGCGTGTTCTTCTATCGGATCTGGAAGGAAACCGGCGGCAGAATGCCAGGTGAAAACTCGCCAATCGTCGAATATTTGCCGAAGCTGGTCATTCTGAAAACCATTCACTCACTGGAAGACAGTCCTGACATTCTGTTTGTCGGCGAGGAAAGCTTGTTCGCAAAACTCTTGCCCCAGGCCGCCGACCCTCGGAACGCTCAACCTCGACTGGAAATAGAGCCAGAGTACCGCCGCCAGGTCCGTGAAAGTTACATTCAAGCCTCTAAAGGGGCTGCGCGCTTCGACGTTATCGGCAGTAACTATCTACTGCCTGGCGGCATCGAATGGCTGAACATCGAACGCATTCTGCTACCATTCACCGCCCCAGAAAGTGGCCTCAGGTGGATTTACTGCTATTCAATGCTTCGGGAAGTTCGAAAGACAAAAGATCAACCAAATCAAAAAGATCTGAGCGACTACTCGCCATTATATGCAGGTCTTGATCAATTGTTGCTGGCCCCCGATCCCAGATGATACCGGGATGCATGCTGGTAAATCCGCACTTGAAGGCAAAGCCGCGATCCAGGAAGGCCGGACGCACCCAAGCGTAGGCAACCTGGAACTGCCACTCAAGCAGCGAAAGCAGCAAGATTGCTTTCGAAAAAGGGCCTGACACGCCATTGGTCGCGTGTTGTTTTGCAACCCACATTTCGCCCAAATAGACTACATCCCCTTGAATGTCCTTTGCGAACCTGTACTGCCGGTCTGACATTTGGACTTCCGAACCGTCGTCCGCCGGATAACAGCGCGACCAATACTCCCGCCAGTACTTTTCCAGCGTCCAGGAACCGAGTTGATCAAGCCGGGCAGCCGCCAATCCAACCAGCTCTCCCAGCTGGTTAAACCCACCAAGCCAGAAGGCTTGTTGCGGCGAATAAGTGTTGAGATTTCGGCGAAAGTGTTCAGTTAAGCCCTTCTCAGGAACGTGCTCCAAAAGCCCCTCAAGCAAACCGAAATCGCGGCTCACTTCCAGGCGCACACCCTTTTGCGATGCTTCATCAAATAATCGCGCGATCACTCGACTGACGACCAGTCTATCCAACTCCATTGTCGTTTCACCCCACCTGAAACACTCGCTTATTTAGCAAGGGATTCTAGGCCAGAAAACCAGTTTCGTCTGTCACGCTTGCATTTAGATGAAAGTCATGCTTTCATTCTGGACAGTTTTTGAAAGCAAGCGTCGCACAGAGAAAGTCATATGCCCAACACGCCTCGCAAACCGATCATTCCGGACCAACCATTTTACGGCCCGCCTGGTGCTTTTGCCCTGCGCAGCACCTGGCGGGTGCCGGGTGAACATGTCTATGGCCGCAAGCTGGCCGGAAAGCACGCCCCTAAGCGCGGCGACGTTTCGGCCTACCGGCCGCGCCGCCCGCGGTTCCCGTTCGGGCTTTAGGCGGCGCTCCGATGGCTTTCGCTCAGCCCTCCAGCAGTTTCGTGATTGTGCCGTCAACCAGGCTGGCTATGGCCTGCTCTTGCAACTTGTTCGGCTGCAAGTCGCGTTTGCTGGCGACCTGCGCATCATGGCTGACGATTTCCCGCATGATGCGTTCGTCTTCTGCCCGGTCTTCCGACCTGCTCATGAAGTCCTTCAGAAGGCGTTTGAGCATTGCCGTTTGCACGTGCTGCTTCACCGTCAGGTCAGCCATGAGCTTGCTCAGCGTTTCGACGTCCCGCTGCAGCTTTTCCGCCTGCATTTCGTTCATTCCAGTTCCTTCCGCATGGGTTGGTCATGTGGTTGCGAAGCGGCGCGTCGGGAGTGGTTTCCCGGCGCGCCACCATTTTCCGCCGGTTGAACCGGCATCTAAAACACAATCTGTCCGGGCGCGCATTTCTGCAAGGCCTCGGGTAGCGTTTCCAACCGTGATTCAATCAGGAGACGCAATCATGACTGCAAGCATCCAGAACAGCTGGTCGGCCTTCAAGGTTCTTAAGAACGGCCTGAAGTGGTTTCGCGAGGCAACGCACGAAACCCCGGAATATCGGGTCTGGATGCTGGAAACGCTGGTCGACAGCATTCAGAAGTGCCTTGCCAGCCTGGAAGCGCAGATCCGGTTTTACCAGTCGGCCAAGGGCGTCGGCCGGGCCTACTGGATTGTGCAGCCGGACGGCACGGAAGAGCACGTCAGCGGCCAGCAGCTGCAGACGCTTGTGCTTGAGCTTCCGAACGCAGACCTGGACGCCGTCATTCACGGCAAGCCGGAAGCCCTTGCCGCCGTCGCCGCGGCGCTTGCCGTGGCCGGACACAGCACCCACGGCCCGGCCAACCTTCACGACATCGCAGCCGTGCGCGGCGAAAGCGCTTTCCACAGTGCCAAGGCCCCGCCCACAGGAGAAAGCACCGATGGAAAGCCTGATTGATACCCTGCGCGCCGCCGCCCCCTATCTTCTGTTTTCGGTCATCGCCCTGTCGTTGCTGTTCTGGGTTCTTGCCGTACTCGCATGTCGCAATGCCCATTCCGAGCATCAGGGTGAATTCGGCGACTGGCCGGATGACAGCGCCGCAAGTTCCAAAGCTCCCCTGCCCGTTTCTGAAGTGGTCCAATCGGTCACGGAACGGGCCATCTACGGCCTCGCCCTGAGTATCCTTGTGGGCGAGGCCCTTTTTGCCGCGAACATGAAGGGGCTGCTTTGATGTCTTTCCTTCCCCAGCCCGATCCGCTCACCCGCAGCCGCGCGATCGTGACGAACGCGATCGATGCGCTGGACCGGGAAGTCATCCGCCTGAAGGCGGACAAGCAGGCTGACGTGGCAGCCCACGTCGAAGCCACCATGAACGCGCTCAAGAATGCCTATGACATTCGCCTGAAGGAGCGTGGCAACCGCGAAGGAAAGGAAAGACCGTGCAAAACCCCATCATGAAATATTTCGAGTTCAAGCATCTGCCGGAACATCTGCAGGCGGTCAGCCGGCCGTTTGGTGAACTGGCCGAACAGATGAATGCCGACCTGCCGGACGGCCCCGAAAAGTCTGCCGGACTGCGCAAGCTGCTGGAAGCCAAGGACTGCATGGTCCGCGCTGCCCTCGGCTGATCGAAACCACGCCGCCCCATCGGCACCGGCCCGGCGAACCGCAAAGCGGCGCCGGGCACCTGAAACGGAAACCAGGACCATGACCAGCCATCAAAAGCTTGACCAGAGTCTGCCGATTTACTTCAATGCTGAGGAAGTGGCAGAACGCTTGCGCAAGTCAAAGCGCTGGCTGGAAGGCGTTCTCGCTGAAGACAAACGGCGCCGCCCCTCCGAACAACTGTTTCAGTTTCATCTTCGCCATGGGAGAACGAAAGTTTGGACGCCGGAAGCACTGACAAAACTGCAGGCAGCAGTGGCAAGGGAAAGCGAGCCGGGCGGCGCGCTCGCGGGCTCGCCCCGGTCGACCGTGAAGGCATATGGCACTGTCACGGTACCGTCAGGGCTGGCGGACGCTCAATCCGCATTAGAACAAGTCTTGGCCTTCCAGTCGGACGGACGTCGGAAGACGCAGCCCTTGCCGAATGCCGGCGGATCGAAAGCGAAATCATCGCCGAAGCGACAGGCCAAAGAACGCCGGGTGCTTACGTTTCCGTCGCAGCTGCAGACTACCTAACACGCCCGCGCGAACGCCCGCTCGGCAAAACTACAATCGACATCGTCAAGGAAATCGTCGCAGCCTTCGGCCTGCGCCGGCTTAACGAGATCGCCGAAGAGGACTGGCACCGCCTTGTCGACCGGCGTCAAAAAGGCAATGCGCCGGCCACCCGCGAGCGCTATCTGAATGCCCTTCTCGGCTTCCTGAAGTTCTGCCAGGGCAAGCGCCACCGGCTGGAACAGTTGCCCGACTTCCACCGCGACAAGAAAGCCCGCAACCCGAACCGCCGCGCCCGCCGCCGCGTCCAGGAACTGCGTCCGGATCTGATTGCCAGGCTGCTGAATGCCGCGCATATCACCTTGCGCGCGCAGATGGCCGTCGAGTGGTCGACGGGCGCCCGTGTGTCGTCAGTCCTGCACGGTTGCCGGATCTGCGACCTGATCCTGGCCGAGGGCCGCGAGCAGATCACATTCCACGACACCAAGAACGGCAACCCCGTCAACGCCGCCCTACACCCGAGCGCGGCCGCGATCCTGCGCGAGTATGTGGCTTGGCGCGGCAGGCTTCACGAGCGCGAGGCGCCGCTCTTCCTGACACCCAAGCGCAGACCCTACAAGGACAACGGCCGGGCATGGGGCACGCAGAACAAGAAGGGCTTTAACGGCGCCAAGGAACGCGCTGCGCAAACCCTTCTGGACGACGCAGCGATCGAGGCCGGCAAGATCCGCGACGGGGCAAAGCGCGAGGCGTTCCTGAAGGCGGCTGAGGCCGACGCGCAGCTACTCTTGACCGTGACGCAGCACTGGTTCCGCCACATGCTGGCAAGCCGCATGCTGCGCATGGGCGACCTCAGATCCGCAATGGATCAGGGCGGATGGCTCGACGTGAAATCCGTCATCCCCTACGCCCACGACGTGCCGGATTACCGCCGGTCGGTCGTGTCAAACTTCGACGATTTCGGCAAGTTTCTGACACAGGAAGAAAGTGAAAAGGAGGCAAATACCTGAAAATGAAAAGGAATCTTGAGCGCGCCCCTTCCCTTCACACGGGAGGGGTCACTGGTTCAATCCCAGTATCGCCCACCATTTTCCTTTGTTTACATCCAGATCCGGTCGCCGCAATTTTCACTACTTTGCCGTGATCCGATTCACCACAATTGCAACTCTTGCCAGAAATCTGGGCAAATATCCCTGAAAACCAGCCCTGCAAAAGGTGAGCGTGTATATTGGTCAGATCCGTTCCGTTGAGCGGATCCTGATGATCGGGCGAACCGGAAGTGATCCGGTTTCGTGCTGCCCGCCAGCAAAGCCCTGGCTCCGGCACTGGGCATGGATGACATGTTTCGCTCTGCGACCAACAAAGCTGCGGCAATTCTCCTGTTATTTGCGGTCCTTGCGCCCGCAACGGTCGCTCGCGCGCAGTCCTCGCAGAACATCCAACTGCCATCTGCCCCCCTGCTCACCGACGAGCAACAGCGGCTCAATCAATCGCTTCTGCAGCAGCAGATGTTGATTCTGGAGCTCGAGCGACAACGACTGGCACAGGAAAGGCGTGAACTGGAAGAAGCGCAGCGCGTTCAGCAATTGCGTGAAGAAAGAGTTCGCCTTTTACAACTTGAAAGACAACGCCGGCTGGGCCTGCCGCAAAACAGGTCCTACTATCAGCGCCAGCAATACCAGCGCGAAGACTACCGGCCGCAGCGGGGGCAGCCGCAACAATACCAACGCCAGCAATTCCAGTCACAGCAGTTCCGCCGGCAATGAGCTCTATCGAGCAAGAAATTCAGCTTCAATCCCCAAGGTAATCCGGACAGTTTGGCTTGTCGGCCTGCCTTTGAGACCCCTTCCTGCTATTGTTCTTCAAGTGATTCCCGAAGAGCAGATAGAAGATGGCCACGCAAACCGCTCCAAATCCTTTACGCGAAAAGCTCGTCAAGGGGCTGTCCTATCACCAGTCCGGTGAGATCGAAAAGGCGCAGCGGTGCTACAAGCTGGTCCTGAAAAAGGCGCCGACCAATCCGGATGCGCTCAATCTGCTGGGCGTGACCTACAGGCAATTGGGATCTCCCAAAAAGGCCGTTGAATACATCCAGAAGGCGATTGCCCAGAACCCGAACCAGGCATCGTTCTATGCCAACCTCGCCCGAGCGATGATGGACATCGGAACGGATTCGGAAAGCATGCTCGCCGTTTCGGAAAAAGCCCTGTCGCTCAACCCGAAGGAGCGCGAGGCACTCAACATCAAGGCAATCGCGCTGACCGGACTGCAACGGGTTGAAGAAGCGGAGACGATCTTCAAGAGCCTGCTTGTCTCCAATCCGAACCATGGTGAAGTCTACACGAACTATGGCCTGCTTCTGCGCAAGAACAACCGATTTGAAGAAGCGCTCACCTTCTTCAAACGCGCGGAAATACTCGCACCGGACAACGTCGAGAACTGCATCGAACAGGCCCGTTGCCGCCTTGAACTGAAACAGTTCGACGCCTCGCTCGAGGCGATCGACAAGGCCCTGGAGCGCTTCAAGGACAACCCGCTCCTGCTCCACGAAAAGGCCCGTGTCCTGTTCTCGATCTCCAGGGCACACGAGGGCCTGAAATACGCCGAAGAGGCCGTCAGAGGCACGCCGGGCAACTATCACTGCAAGGTTACGCTCGGGGTTCACTACCTCATGCTCGGCCGCGGACAGGACAGCATCGACATTCTGCAGAAGGCAAAGGAGGAAGCGCCTGGCGGCGTGATTTCCGGCCTCGACTGGAACCTGTCGCTCGCCTATCTGTCGATGGGCAACCTCGAAACGGGTTGGGACATTCACGCGGCCCGCTTTGAAGACAAGAAAGCAACCTCCCAACGACGTGAGTTTCCAAAGCCGGAATGGGAAGGCGAGGATATCTCGGACAAGACGGTGCTGCTTTGGGGCGACCAGGGACTTGGTGACGCGCTCAAGTGCGGCACGATGTTTCTCGATATCCAGGCGCGAGCGAAAAAGCTCATTCTCGAAGTGTCGGCGAAGTCGGTTCCCTTCTTCCAGAATTCGTTTCCGGAGATCCTTGTCAGGCCCGGCACACCAAAGGACGACCAGGCCCCGGAGGATGCGGATTACGACATAACGGCCAACATGGTCGATCTTGCACGCTATTTCCGGCGGGATATCGAGAGCTTCAAGAAGGCCCCCTACCCAGTTTACAAATTCAACCAGGAAAAGGCCCGCGAATATCTCGGCAGGCTGCCGGACGCCGACAAGAAACCGATTATCGGCGTCTCCTGGCGCTCACGGAACCTGGAGAAATACCGCGCGCGCTACTACCTGTCCGCGCCTGATTTTGCACCGATCCTTGATGCTGAAGACGCGATCTACGTCAATCTTCAGTATATGGCCCTGCAAAAGGAGCTCGACTTCCTGGTGGCCCGCTCGGAAGGCAAGTTCACCTATTTCCCGGACGTCGATCTCTTCAACGACCTGATAGCGGCCGCTGACCTGACCGCCATTTGCGATGTTGTGGTTTCGGCAAACACCAGTGTTGCGGACATGGCGGGAATTCTGGGCGTTCCCTGCGTACGCTTCGGCCCGGTGGAACCCGCCCTGTTGCTCGGCCAGGCCAATCCGCCCTGGTATCCAAGCATGAAGTACATCTACATCGACGAGACGCATCCGACGGTGGAGATGGTACCGCAGGTCATTCAGGTCATGCGTGAAGAACTGGCAGCCGGTTATCCTGGCAAACGGAACGAACGGTTGGGCCTGTAG